TGATTCTGCTGGGCGCGAAGGCAATCTCATCTTTTAACGACGGCACCGACGAGAGTTCTGTCTGCGACCGTCTATATCCAGACATCCGAGATTCGACCCTGATGATGCACCCCTGGTCGTTCTCCATGAAGAAGATCCAACTGGCGCGGCTGGTTACTACGCCCACCAGCTTTTGGAAGTATGAATACCTTTTGCCTGGTGACAGGCTAGGCAATCCGCACTCTGTGCGCGATACAGCTGCAATTGGCGGCTTCATTAGTGTCGATTGGGAAATCCACGGCGACAAGCTGCTGACGAATCTGGAGTCGGTCTATATCGACTACCAGTACCAGACACCAGAATATGCAATGCCGCAATACTTTGTGCAGCTGCTGAAGTACATGATTGCTTGGCATGTTGCCGAGCCTATTACCGAGCAGGGCGACAAGGCATTGCGCTGGCGGCAGATTGCTGTTGGCGACCCAGCTGAAAATGGGCGCGGTGGATTCTTCCGGCAGGCTGCTGTGATTGATGGCAAGAATCAGCCGGTGCGCGTTATTGAGGATTACACCTTGGTTTCGGTGAGGAACTGATGGCTCGCTTCGTTGACTTTACAACGAACTTCTCGACGGGCGAACTCGACCCGTTACTTCGTGCGCGTGTCGATCTGCAGCAGTATGGCAATGCGCTGGCCAAGGCAACGAACGTCTTGATCCAGCCACAAGGTGGCCTGCGTCGCCGCCCAGGCTTAAAGCATATCCTTGAGCTGCCCAATACCAGCACTGCCTCTGCAGGCAACGGTGTGCGCTTGGTGCCATTCTCATTTTCTGTTGATGATTCCTACATGCTGTGCTTTACACATAACCGCATGTATATCATCAAGAATGGTGTAGTGCAGACCAACATCAACGGCAGCGGAAATAACTACCTGACCACCACCATCGGCAGCAGCATCGTTGACGATATGTGCTGGACGCAGTCGGCTGACACGCTGATTTTGGTGCATCCTGACCTGCAGCCGGTGCGCATAACACGCACCAGCGACACAGCCTGGACGGCCACGACGATCACCTTTGACAGCATCCCTAAGTACGCATTCAACATTGAGTTTGATACAAACATCGGCTCGACACTGACACCATCTGCGGTATCAGGAAACATCACGCTGACAGCCTCTGCGACCAACCACGACAGCGGCGCAGCGCAGGCTGGCACCAGTACCACCATCACGCTGAAATCAACGGCTAGTGCCACTGATGACATCTACAACGGTATGTATGTCACGATTACTGGCGGCACTGGCTCGGGGCAAATTAGGATTATCAAGGACTATGTCGGCAGCACCAAGGTTGCGACGGTAGACACGCCTTGGACTGTCACGCCGAACGGCACCAGCAATTATTTGGTTACCACTTGGTCAGTAGAATCTGTCAACCAGTACATCAATGCCAGCCCACAGGGTCGCGCAAGGATTACTCGGTACATATCGGCAACAGTGGTCGAAGCTGTTACCGAATACCCGTTCTTTAATACCACGGTGATTGATGCTGGTCGCTGGGAGCTGGAACACAATTACGAGGATGTCTGGTCGAGCGCTAGAGGCTGGCCACGCAGCGTGACTTTCCACGAGGGTCGGCTGTACTTTGGCGGCAGTAAGTCGCGGCCATCGACCGTGTGGGGCAGCAAAATCGGGCTATTCTTTGACTTTGTACCATTCGAGTCTTTGGACGATGATGCGGTCGAGGCGACGCTAGATACCAACGATCTGAACGTCATCACCGACATTATCAGCTCGCGTGACTTCCAAGTGTTTACCACCGGCGGTGAATTCTTTGTGCCGCAGCAGGGTACTGAGCCGATCACTCCGCTGTCGTTTACGTTTAAGAACGTCAGCCGAAATGGGATTAAGCCTGGCACTCGGGTGCAGTCGGTTGAGTCTGGCTCGGTCTACATCCAGCGCCAGGGCAAGTCGCTCAATGAGTTTCTGTTTAGCGATACCCAGCTGACCTACATCACTCAGCGGATCTCGCTACTGTCTGGCCACCTGCTAAAGGGGCCGCAGCGGATTGCTTTGCGTCGGGCATCTAGTACAGAAGAGGCAGATCTGTTGCTGATGACCAACACTAATGACGGCAGCATGGCGGTCTTTTCCATCATGCGCAGCCAGCAGATTACGTCGCCGTCTGAGTACACCACCGACGGTGAGTTTATCGATGTTGGCGTGGATGTGACGCAGATCTATGCGGTGACCAAACGTGTATTCAACAGCACTACAAGGTACTTTATTGAGCTGTTCCAGGACAATCTGTATACCGACTGCGCATTTACTGGTGGCGCTGCAGCCAGCGCATCAAGCCTGCCGCATATTGGCAAGGCGCTGAATGTCATCACTGACGGCGTGCCACAGAGTAACGAGACTGTCAGCGGTGGCGGCTCGGTGACGTTTGACCGCGCATCGACCACCAGCTACGAGGTAGGCTTGCCGATCACCGTGTACGTCAAAACCATGCCGGTTGAGATCAAGCTGCAGACCGGTAGCCGGGTATCGTTTAAGAAGCGTATCGTTGAGATCAGTGCGGTGCTGGAAGAGACACAAAACATTGTGCTGAATAATCAGCCGGTGGCGTTTAGGCTGTTGGATAATCCGTTGCTGGATGACCCGGAGCCTACCTTCACGGGCATCAAGCGGGTCAATGGCGTGCTGGGTTACAGCCGCGAGCAGTCGATTGTGGTGTCGCAGAATCTGCCGCTGAAGATGAACTTGCTCGGCCTTGACTATCGCGTGGCCGTTTACTCGGGAACATAGACATGGCAGATCCCTCCCAAATAGTCGCAGGCGCTGGCCTTATAGCGTCATACGGCGCTGCCCAAGCGCAGCAAGCTGCAGGCATCCAGCAGCAGACCGGCTACTTGCTGCAAGCACGCGACAACCTGGCGGTGGCCGAGGTTCGCGCAGAAATGTCGGATCAGTACGCGCAGATCCAAGCTGGCCGGATGTTGAAGAAGGCAGAGATTGAAGCACGCAACTATCAAATTGCTGGCAATACTTTGCTGAAAAATGCTCGGGTTACTAATGCCGCATTACGCGCCAGAGCTGCTGCGTCAGGCGTTGCGTTTGGCGAAGGTAGTGCAGCTGCGATACAGGCAGAGAACACTCGCAGCGTCATGTTTGATGTCAACATTGCAGAGCTCAATGCATTGACAGCTCGCACGATGGGTTATGAAGATGCGGCTGCAATGATCCAATCGACTGACTACCAGAACTTCCTAAGTGTGTTTGCGGCACAGCGCCAGGCTGGCCAGTTTGTCCAAGCAGGCGCAGCAGCTCGCCAGGCTGGTGGTCTGATGGCTGGTGCTACATTGACCCGTGGTGCTGTTGAGTTTGGTCAGACATACTTCAGAGAAAAGAAAAGCTAAGGCGACATCATGGTGACAAGACTTGAATCTGGTCGAATTCAGCTAAATGCACCGGGCGGCGTGCCGATGGAGCGCGTCGTTCCGCAGCAGGTTGATTACATGCCTGCCGCCAGAGAGCAGGCTAGAGGCGCTGGCGTGATGGCTGACATCATTGACCGCATGTCGGCGAGCATCTACGGCGCTGCAAAGGAAATGGCGGCGACAGAGGCTGTGCAATATGTCGCGACCAACCCACCAGATCGCACGCAGTTTTTGATTGCTGCTGGCTTTGATCCAGAGACAGGCACATTTCGCGGCGCTCCACCGCCAAAGAAAGAGGGTGCGCAATATAACTGGACTGAGTTTGACAAGGTATATCAGAAAGCCAGAGATGCGCAGATTGCCAGCCTAATCAAGCAAGAAGGTTTGCACCAGATTGCAAACTTGATTACCAGGACTGACAAAGAAGGCGCTAATGCCTTAACGTCCAAAGACGTTGAAACGCAGATTGAAAACATGATCAACGGCTTTGAGGCCGCCGCACGCAAAGAAAGCCCAGCTGCAGCGCTTGAGGTTCGGGCATCGTTGGCTGCGCATGGTTACACGGCCATTGAAAAGGTTAGAGGGCTGGAGGCAAAGGCTGCCAAAGAAAGGCAGTTGATTCGCCTTGATCAAGATTTTGAAGACAGGTTGAAAATATTAAAAGATTCGCTTGTGCAATTTCCAGACAATACCCAGCTATATGCTGATGTGTTTGCCAGAAATTTGATTGAGGAAGCAGTCAAAACAAATGATCGCGCCATTGTCGCTGACATGAGAAAGCGCGTTAATGAAGCGGTAACCAATGCAAAAATTGATGCAGTTTCAACCTACGTCACCAATACTGAATTTGCTGCAAATAACCTAGCGGCTGTTAGGCGGCTGGATAGAGATGATGCTGGTCAGCTGTCGCCAATTTGGAACTCAATGAACTTTTCTGAAAAGGCAAAGGTTCGAGATGGCTTGCGCTCTGTATACGCAGACAAGGTGACGGCTGAAACACGGGCAAGAGATGAGGAACACAGAAGTAATTTATCTTTGGTCAATGAGATGACGCAAAGAATAATTGCTGCTGATGGTAATGATCGGGAGGCCGAAGGTATTCTTTTGAGCATTTCCTACCGCGACCCGACAGCGATAAACCCGAAAGATATTGCGCTGATTAAAAAGCAGGCTGCCGATAAGCAAGAGCCGTCTTACGGCGTGCTTACGATGATGAAAGAAAACATATTCAATGACAAGTATTTAAACATTGAGCAGATGAAGGTTGCCGCAAGAAGAATGGGTGTGCCTGAGAAATTTATCTATTCTGATCTGCAGCCATTTTTCATTAGCAGGAAAGACAAAGAGCAAGGTCTGTTATATCAAGGTTTCAACAGAGCGGCCAACATGGACGCTGGTTCAAGAAATGAAAAGAACGTGCAACGCGCACGACAGTCTATTGAGCAGGAAGTTGATGAACGATTCCAAGAGCAAAACAGTTTCCCGCCAGAAAAGAGGCAGACTAAATCTGCAATCTTGAGGGATGTGCAAGAGGAGCGCAAAAAGTCGCAGGCCAATCAAATTATTGAAATGAAGCTAAAGTCGGTCAATGAGTCTTATGGCAAAAGCAGCTCGGACAAAAAGACAGGCATTGTGTTTGACATCAACACAAACATTGATGAGCTGGCTGACCAAGCGAGAAGAGGTAAAAATAAACTGAGCGACCTTGACATTGAATTGCTGCGCTCGGAATATGCAATTATTAAAAAGCAGTATCAAATTTTGAATCCTGTCAGATCGCAGCCGGGTGGAAGATGAGCAAAGAATTTGACACGATGTACATTGACCACTTGGTTGATCGAGACTATCCACCGATGTCGATGGACGGTATGCAGTTGGCTGCTGCCGATACCGGTCGCCTGCCGGAGGTTGTGGTTACCGGTGAGCCAGAAAAGCCGACAGGTGCTGGTGGCCCAGCTGGTAAGCCTGAACCGCGCTTTGGTCGCGGTGGTGTTACCAGAGCTCAGTCTGAGGCTGCCGGTGGTCTTGAGGTTCCAGTGATGGGATTGGCAGACACGCTAGCTGGCGCACTGCGTGGCACGGTTGCGCAGTCGCTTGGCCTGCCTGGTGACATTGAAAGCCTGGTTCGCTTGTTGACCGGTGGCGAGCAAGTGCTGCCGACTACAGAACGGGTGAGCGAAATGCTGCCGCCTGTGGTGCCTGAAAATGCGCCAGATATGGTTGGCTATTCAGCAGAAGGCCGTCGCCAAACAGCTAATATTGCTGGCAAGCTGGGTGAATACAACCCGATCTTGGGAGCACCAGAGGCTGTAAAGATTGGTGTCAAAGGTGCTAAAGCTGCAGGTGCTGCGCTGGCTCCGGCTGCTGCCAATGTGATTGAGAGCAACCTGCGCAAGGCTGGCATGATCATGGACATTGCGCCAAGCGGCCCAGGCCAGGTTGTCGTTCCGGTCAAGATTGGTGAGCGCGAAATAAAAATACCGGCTAAAGAAGCAGCATCGCTGCAGCGTGCGCTTAAAAATCTGACACCACAAGAGCAAGCAAAATTTAGGTCAGACACTGCGGTAAAGTTTGTCAATATCCTGAAAACCTTGCCAAGCAAAGAAGAGTTCGGCGCAGCTGCTGTGGCAGGCAAAGCTAAGAAGGGCTGGTACGAAGGAAGCACGCAAGCAATCATTCAGGTATTTGGGCCAGACTCGCAGCGGTTTGCTGCGCTGCTGTCTGCCACCAGCCCACAGACCAGCGTCGAATCTAATTTGTTCAATGCGTTGCAAGTATGGAAAAACTGGACTGCAGCTGGTAGGCCTATAGACCGGGCATCAATTGTTCGCATAATGGGCGACAGCGTCCAGGGCAGCAAGGGCGAAGAGTCTGTATTGGATGCCTGGATCAATAACAGCGTTAAAGCGCTATCTGCAGAAGATCCGTCAACTGTTGTGCTGTCAGGCCCAAAGGTCAACAGCTTCATGTTGAATTTACAAGGCAATGTCAATGAGGTAACAAACGATGCTTGGATGGCAGCGTTTACTTATGTTGATCAGAATTTGTTTAGCGGTGGCCTGACTAAAGGCGGCGACCCCGGCAAAGGCCCAGGCTACATTGCCATGAATGCAAGGGTGCGCGAGACTGCTGATTACCTTACAAAATTTACTGGGGAGAAATGGACACCGGCAGAGGTTCAGGAGACAATCTGGTCATGGGCGAAAACCCTATACGAGACAGCCAGCGCCAAAGGTGAGACACGCTCGGCTGTTCAATTAATCCAGGACAATGCGATTACTGATGAACTGATCGCTGCGACCCCTGACTTTAGGACATTATTCTATGATGAAAGATTCGGCCCAATCCTTGAGCAAGCCGGTTACTCAGAACAGCTTGCCCAGCTCAGAGCAGCTACTTCAGGATCTGATGTCGCAGCAGGAGCAAAAAAACCCGGAGCTAGCGGCCAAGCAGGCACGCTTGATCCAGAAGCTCAGAGAAAATACCTTGAGCGAAATGCCAAGCGCTTAGACAAACTACGCAAAGACAGAGAGAAAGAGGCTGCTGCCAAAGCCAAAGCAAAAGCCCAAATGAAAGCTGGAGGTGCTGAATAATGGCTATCCCACCTCTTGAGCGCCGCATTGAGGAAATGGTTCAGAACGCTGACCCAATGCCGCAGCCTGCCGCTATGCCGGAGCAGGAAACAGAACAGCCTGCAGATATTCAGGTTGCTGGTGTTGGCAAACTTGGTTTTGAAATTCTTGAGCCGCTCATGCGCAAAGGCGCACGCGCAGCCAAAGAGCCAAAGCTAGTTGACCAGCCGATCAAGCTAACGCCGCCACCACCTGCACCGGTAAGCGCAACACCACCGCCACCACCGCCAGCACCAAAGCCTGCGCCTGCAAAACAAAAGGTCAGGGCTGCAGACATTACTGAAATCAATGCTGTCTCTGCGGAGCGCGAGCGCCTGCTGGCTGCAGGCGAAGCTCAAGCAAAGCCACCAGAAACACCAATCTCAAGCGCTTGGACTGACAACGATGGCCTGGCCGCTACGATCCGCGCAAGCGGTGAGGCAGCCGCCAAGCAAGATCCGAGCATGTCGGTTCGTTCCATTTACATGCGTGCCATTAATGCTGGCATTCCAGAGCAATTCCTGCAGCGTGCGTTAGCAGGCGAAAGCATGGAGACAACTGTCGGCGGTAGCCAGCTAGCAAAGCAATTGGCTGGTGCTGTGTTTACGCACGACGAAAGCGCAAAGATGCTGGACGATCTGTTTGCCAAAATGGCGGCAGGTACACTTGATGACGCTGGCAAACTAGATCTGCGGTTAAAGCTGGCACAGCATAAGATTATTGTTGACCAGCTCAAAGGCATTCAGACTGATGTTGCTAGGTCGATGAATGTGTTTAAGCGCGTTAAGGACAAAGGCCCAGGCCTTGCGTCCAAAGACATTAGGGCTGCATTGGATGAGCTCGGCGCTAATCAATCGGACAAGGTGCTATTCCAGCTTGCTGAAGATTACCTAACATCGCCAAGCAGAGCTGCTAAGAATCGCATTATTGAGGCTGGGTTTGGCGCAAAGATGCGTGATGTGTGGTTTCACACTTACCAGGCTAATTTGCTAAACGATCCGCAGACGCACTCATACAATGTTGTGGGTAGTGCTGTCTTTGGTTCGCTTATGCCAATTGAGAGAACGCTGTCTATCCCGCTTGGTAAAGCTCGGCAGCTGTTTGCCAATGCAGATCCTGATCGATACCAGTTTGATGACATTCTGGCTGGATTGTCTGGCACCAAAAATGGTGTCATTGATGGTTGGGTGTTGGCTGCTGAAGCATTAAAGCGTGGTGGTCAATCAAAAGTTACAGAAGCTGGTAGGCCGCTAAATCCATTGTCTGCAGAATATTTGTCAGATACGCCAATTAGAATGTTTGGCAAAGAGGTTTATCGTACGCCAGATCTGCGCGATACCTGGCTAGGCAAGGCAATCAATGGCATTGGCTTTGTGCAAGATGCAATGAGCTTTAGACCCATTGCGGCTGGTGATGAATTTATTGGCGGCTGGGTTGCAAGATACCAATTGCATGAGGAAGCCTGGCGCTATGGCAACAAAGAATATGACCGGCTGATCTCGGAAGGCATGAGCGAGGCAGCTGCCAAGGCAGAGGTTACTTCTAAGGTAGACCAGCTGCTGATTGAGCGCCCTCGGGAAATGCAGGAAAACATTGATTCTGTGCGCCGGATGGTGACGTTGCAGGAACGCATTGAGCGCAATGGCAACCTTGGTGAAACCTATTACTGGACAAACAAGATTCTTAATTTGCCACCGGTAAAAATCTTTGTTCCATTTGCTAACACGGTCACCAATCTGTTTGTCGAAGGCTCTAGTTACATTCCGGTTTTGAATGCTTTGTCGCCACGTTTCTATGACATGTGGGCAAAAGGTGGCAGGCACCGCGATGTGGCAATTACCCGCATGGCAATGGGCGGCTCGGCAATCTATGCAGCATCGCAGCTGAACTTAGACAATAGGATTACTGGATCTGGCCCATCACAAACGGAAGACCGCAAGGCATTAGAGAAACTTGGCTGGCAAGCGCATTCTTTTGTGTTTGACCGTGGCGAGCTCAATGAGCAATCTCTTGAGCGCCTACGCAAGATCACTAAGGTAGCGGTTGGCCCTGACAAAGTTTATGTTTCTTATGCCAGGTTTGACCCGGTATCGATGGTGTTTGCTATTGGTTCCGACATGGGTGACGCAGCCAAGTTTAGCCGCACTAGGGATGCGGAAGACTTTGAGCGCATGGCATTGGCTGGCATGACTGCGACCGGTGAATACATGGGCAACCTGCCTTTTATGCAGGGGATCGGTGAGCTGCTGCAAATTGCAAGATCTCGGTCAACGGATGGCGGTGAAAGGCTTGCTCAGATCTTTGATCAACTGTCTGGCCAGTTTGCAAACTTTGTATATACCGGCACGCCTGGGCTGGGCATCACTAACTCAACGGCAATGGCGCACATTGAGCGCCTGACAGATCCGGCAAAATCAAACATCAAGTCGCCGGTCATGGATGCGCCAGCTGGGTTGCGTGCGCTATACGAAACCCGTCAGCGGGTTATGTCGCGCATTCCAGGCGTATCGGAAAACGTGCCACCAATGCTGGATGACCTTGGCCGAGAAGTAACCGTGCGCAACCGTGGGCTTGATTACTGGCTGAACTACAGCCCTGTGATCCAAGCGCAAGAAGGTAAGTTTTCCGAAGCAGACGAAATCGCTGTCAGCCTTGATTATGGCTGGCCTAAGGCTTCTGAAATTTGGGATGGGGTCAGACTATCCTCAGGCCAGATTAATCGCTTCAAGCGCTTATATGGCCAGGAGATCACTATCGACGGGCTCAACCTTGAGCAGCGGATCATTTACGAGCTGAAGCAGGCAGACATCGACGCTGACGCTGTTGGCAATCCGCTAACTAAGGGAGCCAAGCAGAAATTAATTCAAGGACTATTTTCGGAATACCGCGAAATGGCAAAGCTGCGCATGATTGGCGACGAGGATGGCGGCCCTGTCGATATTGGCACGGGAGATCTCAAGGTTGAGTTTCCAGATCTTGGGGCGAAGATGCGCAGAAACCGCCAAATTGATGACATTCGCGGCAAATAGTTTTGTACAATTTTGACAAGGAAGGAATATAAATCATGGGCGTGCCAATTAACAATGTGACAAGGCGGGTGGTCTATGCCGCAAGCGGCACCGGCCCGTATAACTTTACGTTTGAGATCCTGGCTGCAACCGACATTGCGGTGTACCGGGACGATACGCTGTTGACTTTGACCACCAACTACACGGTCACGATCAACACCAACGGCACCGGCTTTGTAACGCTGACAGCGACACCCACGGGTGCGACGCAGATCGCTATCGTCGGCAACCGCACGATCCAGCGCACTACAGACTTTGTGACCGGTGGCGACTTCTTTGCCAACACGCTGAACGACGAGCTGGATCAGCAGACCATCTTCAACCAGCAGAATGCTGAGGGTTTGCAGCGTGCCTTGCAGGCACCACAGACTGACCCGACTACGATCAATATGACCTTGCCGGGTAAGGCATCCCGCGCCAATAAGACGCTGTCATTTGATGCTGATGGCAATCCTACGCCGGGTGTCTCTGCAGCTGATGTGGCCAATGCGGTGACCTATGCGACCAATGCGGCTAACAGTGCCACAGCGGCTGCGGCATCGGCAAGCGCTGCTGCGAGCTCTGCCTCAAGCGCGTCGAGCTCGGCCAGCACAGCTACTACTCAAGCCAGCAATGCCTCGACCTCTGCGTCGAATGCTTCCACCAGCGCGACCAACGCATCTAACTCGGCCAGCTCGGCATCGACTAGCGCCAGTAACGCATCGACATCGGCAACGAACGCAGCCAACAGCGCGAGCTCTGCCAGCACGTCGGCGACCAACGCATCAAACTCAGCAACAGCTGCCAGCACGTCTGCCAGCAATGCCAGCACAAGTGCAACAAACGCATCGAACAGCGCCACTGCCGCGGCCACAAGTGAAACAAATGCAGCGGCTTCGGCTGCTTCAGCGGCTGCTGCCTTGGACAGTTTTGATGACCGCTACCTTGGTGCCAAGTCTAGCAACCCGACGGTGGACAACGACGGCAACGCGCTGGTAACTGGTGCGCTGTACTACCGCACGACCACGCCTGTGGGCATGAAGGTCTATGACGGCGCTCAGTGGATCGAGGCTTCCGCTGCCCAGCAGTCGTTAATGGTGACATATGAGTTTGTCGCCACCGCAGGCCAGACTACCTTCTCCGGTACAGATGCCAACGGCGCGACACTGAGCTATGTCGCCAACAGCATCAGCGTATCGTTGAACGGCGTGACGCTGCGTCCGGGTGATGACTACACCGCGACCAACGGCACCAGCGTTGTGCTGAATGTTGCTGCTGCGCTGAACGATGATCTGATGGTGATCGCCTTCGCCGTGTTCAACGTGGCGAACGCTGTCGCCAAGACCGGTGACACGATGACAGGATCGCTGCTGTTGCCTGATGGCTCGGCATCAACGCCTGCGTTGAGCAATTCTGATGACACCAATACGGGTGTGTTCTTCCCTGCTGCGGATACGGTGGCTATTGCTACGGGTGGTACACAAAGACTAACGGTTAATAGCTCAGGTAATACTCAGACAGTCGGGACAATCTCAGTAGGTAACGCTACACCTTCAACGTCTGGTGCCGGTATTACTTTCCCTGCTACGCAATCCTCATCAACGGATGCTAATACGCTAGATGACTATGAGGAGGGAACTTGGACAGGAACATTAAAAGGCGTCACTACCAACCCAACAACTCCAGTCACGGCTACTGGCAAATACACAAAAATTGGTCGCCAAGTAACAATAGCGATTTATTTTAATGGTGTTACTACAACTGGCGCGTCAGGACTTGCTTTTGTTGATGGATTGCCGTTTAGCGAAGATGGAACAAGAGCTATTGCTACTGTAGGCACTTTTCTTTTTGATTTAAATACTGGCACAAGTGTGTTTGGAGATTTTTTAAACGCAGCAGTTTATTTACAAGCATCAAAAGACGATGCAGCATGGGTTGATGTGCTTCATAACCCGGGTACGTTCCGTTACCTAAGAATTACTGGCACTTATTTTGTATCTTAATTATCTGCATTGGACTGATGCAGACGGAAAGGAAAACTCATGATTACCAAAGAAACAGTTGTGGATCAAATTACTGTGGTTGAGAACGGCACTGTTTTTTACCGTGAAGCAACCCGCATCATTGAAGACGGCAAGGTTCTGACTCAGACCTATCACCGTTCAAGCCTGACACCGGGGCAAGACCTTGATGGTCAGCCAGCCAACGTAGCTGCTATCTGCAATACGGCTTGGACACCTGAAGTGGTTGCAGCGTATCAAGCACAGCAAGCCGCATTGGAGGCCAAATAATGCCACGATCAAGAGAACTAGCAGAACTTGCCACCAGCTATGACAGCGGTGGCTCACTTGGTTTCCGTAACCGCATCATTAATGGTGACATGCGGATAGATCAGCGCAATGCTGGGGCGAGTGTTACTCCTGCTGCATTTTCTTACACCCTTGATAGGTGGAGATATTACGCTAGTCAAGCATCGAAGGCGACTGTTCAACAGAATGCTGGCTCAGTAACTCCACCCGTTGGGTTTTCAAACTATTTAGGGGTGACATCTTCTTCCGCATATTCGGTATTAACAAACGACTATTTTGGTGTTCAGCAATTTATTGAGGGGTTTAATTTTTCTGACATGGCGTGGGGAACGGCAAACGCTCAAACAGTAACGCTGTCATTTTGGGTTCGTAGTTCATTGACAGGAACATTTGGCGGTGCGTTGCTTAACAGCGCAGAAACTCGTTCATATCCGTTTAGCTACACAATAAGCAGCGCAAACACTTGGGAATACAAAACAGTCACTATTGCTGGCGACACAACCGGAACGTGGATTGGTGCGACAAACGGAATCGGCCTAAAGGTCAATTTCAGCGTTGGCAATGGTTCCTTTTATAGCGGCACAGCAGGAGCTTGGACTGGCTCAACTGCTTTCACTGCCACCGGAACTGTCAACGTGGTAGCTACCAACGGCGCAACCTTCTACATCACTGGCGTACAACTAGAAGCTGGCTCAGTAGCAACACCGTTCGAGCGCAGAGATTATGGGCGTGAGTTGATGATGGCACAGCGGTACTACGCAAGAATGACATCTTTATCTGGCAACTATGTAGTGTTTGGGTCTGGAACTGCTGATTCGACATCAAACTATTTTTTATACGTAAAGTATCCAACAACAATGAGAGCCACGCCTACAGTTGCTCAATCTAATACTGGCGTATATACCAGCGCTTCAGTTTTCCCAACATCTAGTTTAGGAACGGCTTATTACGGATCGGATTCTGCAGGGGTAAACGTTGCTGTAACTGGAACTGCTACTGTAGGACGCGCTGGTGTTTTGTGTGGTAACAACAATGCATCTGCCTATATTGACTTTGCTGCGGAGCTTTAAGAAATGTACCAACTTCATCAAGATCATCCAATTTTTGGAAAAGCTCAAACATTACGTAGACTGTCTGATGGTGCTTGCATCCCAATGGACGAGGCTAATACCGACTACCAAGCCTATTTACGCTGGTGCGAAGAAGGCAACGAACCATTGCCAGCAGATGAGGTGTCAGGTGAATGATTGGCTGACTAACCTCGGCGTGGGTGCTGGCGCTGCTGTGGCCGGTGCTTATGCCATGTACCGCAAGGTGCTAGCCGACAACCGCGAAGGCCGCATCAACAGCACGACTGACGCTGCTACCCAGCAGGTCATCCAGATGCTGCGGGATGAAGTCGAGCGCCTGTCGCAGCGGCTGGCTGCGGTCGAAGAGCAGAACCGTAAGTGCGAGGAAGCTAATGATGCCTTGCGCGAAGAGATCATTGCAATGAAGAAGCAGCTCCACCTGTTCTGATGTGCTTGACCCGATCACAATTGCTGCGGCTTACAAGGCCTGTACAACAGCAATCGATCTTGCCAAGAAGGGTGTCGAACTTTACAAGCAGATCAAGAGTACCAGCGGGGATGTCAGCGACGTACTGAAAGACCTGCGAGAGCAGTACAACAGAATAGCCAGCCCGAGTAAGGAGCAGACGAAGCAGTACAACGAAGAGGTCAAGCGAGTGCAGGAGGTGGCGAAGGCCACGCCGGATGATGTACTGAATGACATCTGGTCAAACCTTGGCAACTTCATTGACCAGTACGAGGCGCTCGCAAAGATCTATGTACAGAGCGAGGCAGCAGCGAAGGAGGTTTACAAGGGTGATCTGTCGTTAGGTCGCAGGGCTCTGGAGCGTATCCGGCTAGAGTCTAAGCTGGATGAGATGCTGGCGCAGGTGCGAGAGCAAATGGTCTACAACACGCCATCAGAGCTGGGCTCTGTATGGTCAAGGTTCGAGAAGGCTTGGACTGATATACAAAACGAGCAGGCCGATGCGTTAGCAGCAGAGACAAGAAAACTACAGGCGGCTAGATGGCAACGAAGGCAGGCGGTAAATCGGCTCAAAAGCCGTCTGGTATGGATTGGAGCAGTCGTGTTCGTAATACTGTGGGCAGTGGGTCTAATGTGGCTGGTAATCAGAAGCGCGACAATGAGGATGTACCTTGGTCACTGATTGCTACGGTCATGGCTGTGGTGCTGATGTTCTTTATCGTCATGCCTATCCTGGCTTTCATGTATTACGACATGTACTTTGCGACCCAGGCTGCGGTGCATGAAGTAAAGAAGATGAAACAATTAAGGCGTGAAATACTGGAAGAGCGGAGGCAAGGCAATGCTTACAGAGAGCCAACTGAAGCAACTGATCCCAGGGAATAAGTATGTGTCCTATTGGCACAACGCACTGGAGCAGCTGCTGCCGGACTATGACATCAATACGCCCAAGCGCATTGCATCCTTCATTGCTCAGTGCGCACATGAGTCTGGCAACTTCACAGCGCTGAAAGAGAATCTCAACTACAAGTGGGAAACCCTGCGCAGGTTGTTCCCTAAATACTTTCCCACCGATGAGATGGCCAAGGACTACGCGAGCAGGCCGAACAAGCAGGCGGCAATCGCTAATCGGATCTACGCTGGCCGCATGGGTAACGGCGATGAGCAGTCATCTGATCCCGCAAAATGGATCGGTCGCGGATTGATCCAGCTGACCGGTCGCTCAAACTACCAGGCATTTGCTGACTCGGTCGAGATGGACATCAATGATGTGCCTGAGTATCTTGCCACCTTCGAGGGCGCTGCACAGTCTGCTTGCTGGTTTTGGGAGACCAATGGTCTAAACAAATTCGCCGACGCTGATGACATCCTCGGTATGACGAAGCGGATCAACGGCGGCACGATAGGATTGCAAGACCGGATCAAGCATTACAAACACGCGCTGCATGTCCTGGGGGTGAAATGAGATACCTGCTGATCTTGCTGCTGCTGGCTGGGTGTGAGGATCGCTTTCGTTATCCATGTCAGGACAACAAGAACTGGAACAAGCCTGAGTGCCAGCGACCGACCTGCGCGGTGACCGGCACTTGCCCCGACCAGCTGGTGCCAGCTGCTGACTTTAAGCCGGAGGAACAAAAATGAAATGGACTCCAGATCAAATTGATTCGATCATCAAACTAGTCATCGGCACGACCTTCTGTGCTGTGCTGCTGATGATGTCGAGCCTGGCGATGTACTCGGTCGTGTTCGTCACCCAGCCGATGAACTCTATCGCACCAGCTGACAAGCAATTCTTTATGTTGCTGTCGGACATGTCGAAGTACATCCTCGGTGCGTTGGCAACCCTGCTGGCCATCAAAGGCAAGGACGGCGTGGCCAAGCTGATCGACCCACCGCCTGGTGTTAGCAAGGCCAGCGATTGGACTGACCCGCAACCACCAGCACCCAAGGCTCCGGCACCAGTGCATCAGCGCGTCGAGCCTATGCTAGAGACTAGCCCACCACCACCTGTGGCGGCAGGCTTCAACGGTAAAGCAGCACCACCCGCAGCGCCGCAACCTGAACTATAGGGGGAACCATGAACGCTTTTGTACTGATTCGCATGGCCGCAACCGTAGCAGCCAGCCTGCTGTTAGCATTCAACGTCCACGCTGGTGGCGAAATGAAGAAAGTTTGCCGGGAAGATCCGAAGACCAAGAAGGAAGTTTGCAAGACAATCAAGGTGCATAAGAAACTGGAAGGCACCAAGGTTCCACCGAAATGAATCCCTATTTCATTGCCGCTGCCGTTATCGCTGTCGCAGTGGCTGGCGCTGGTGGCTATGTCAAAGGCTCGGCAGCAGGTAAGGCCGAGGTACAGGCGCAGTGGGATCAGGAGAAGGCCAGGTTGGCCGAAGAGTATGCGAAGGCGCAGGCAGCTGCACGCGAGAAGGAACAGCAGCTGCAGGCCCAGGCTGACCAGCTGAGAGAGGAGTCAAATGAACGCATCAAAGATATTAGCGCTCGGTCTGACCGGCTTATTGACAGCCTGCGCAAGCGCCCCGAGCGCCCCGCCACCGCCCCGGCAGGTACCGTGTCCAGTACCGCCAGCACTTGCAGTGGAGCGTCTGGAGCGGAACTGGATCGGAGAAATGGAGAGTTTCTTGCAAGGTACGCCACCGACGCAGCAAGGCTCCAATCAGCCCTCGACACCTGCATCCGTCAGTACGAAGCAGTGAGGAACACCCCCCGCTGATACCGCGCCACTCCTGCGCCAACCAAGGTACCAGCGGGTTTTCCCGGCTATCAGTCGGGATTTTTTTCCCTGTTCATTTCAGCGCCCAGCATTCGCAGTCGCTTCTGGTAAGCCTGCGAGTGCTGCAGCATCGCGCCAGGTTCCATCTGTTTGAACATCGCCTGGTTCGCTTCCTTAAAATTTTTTAACGCTGTCATCCTGTCACGCTCACTTGCCTTGCCTGCTGACATTGTCTTATCGGCCAGTTCTTCGTAGGCCGCAGACCAATCCAGCTGGGTGGCGTGGGTTGATTTGACCACCGGCCCGGCATCACCTTTGCCTGGCACCATAAGCTGGTAGATGCTTATCACGCCAGGTTCTGCAGCAGGTTCTGCAGATTCTGCAGAATCATTCTGCAAATCAGAATTGGCTTCATCCAGATCCGGCACATACTCATCCACCGTGGTGGCGATGATTGCCTCCATCACTGCGGTTGGCTCGGGCGGCGCGATCCGATCCAGTGGATTAGCAGGCAGCGGAGTGATATTCTTGGCTGGCTGTGGCTTGGCCTCTGGCGGGAAATCCTGCGCCTCCTCCACCGTGATCAGCCCTTTGAGCGCGTCAGGAAACGCATCACGCAGCGCAAAGCCTCGAGCTCGCATCTGCATCATGCGCTTTGGGTACGCCTGCCATGGCCCCTGCTTGCCCCACAGGCCAGCTCGCTTGGCATCCTCGACCGAGAACTTGGCCACCACCGGCTTGCGACCCTTGCGCTTGGCAACGCACACAGCGGTCGGGTTCGGCGTGCCTTCACCCTCGAAATACTCTTCGATGTCTTCGCAGTGTGGGCTGGCCTGCACCAGCGCCATCGCTGCGTCACCGTAGACGCTGGGCTTCCCATTTATCACCGCGATATTTTGTAACGCCTGCATGGGTGCCAGGCCGATCTCTGCGCCCCATTGCATGGCCACCAGAATATCTTGCGGCTTGCCGGTGTAGGCTTTGGGTACTAGGCTGGACGATGCCAGCTCTTCGGCAAACTGCCTGGCTTCAGTAAAGGTTGCAGGCGCAAACCCTTGTCTAGTTGTAACGAGATTGGTCATTGTTATCTCCTGGTAAGAATGCTTGGATTGTGTACAAAACTAGCGCGGTAAAGGACTCGACAATTTCCTCGGCCTCTTCCTCGCTGCACTTGGGTATGGTGTTCAACAGCGCGACAACAGCTCTGGCGTGCGCCTCTTCGAGTTTGGTCATAGTGCCTCTTTGATGGACAGGGTTGATTGTCTGATGCTGTATGCGTCCTTCGCCGGCACCACCTTCTCTGGTGTCGCCTTGTAGCTACGCATTGGCCAGCGGATCTCGAAGCGTCCGACGGTGCCTTTGGATGCCTGACCCAGCATAGCTTTGAGCTCGGTCTCTGCTTCGGAGCGTTTGCCTTCTGCCTCTTTGATGGCTGCGTTAGCGGCTAGGATCTGGTCGGCCAGCTGTTCAGCGCGACCAGGCAGGTTGACTACCGCAGCCTCATCTGCTGCCGGGTACATACGGTCGGCATCTTTGCTGTTAGCTGGTGGGTAGTAATCGATCTCGCCGGTGGCTTTGTACTTCTCAATCTTGTTTTGAAACTCGAGCACCGCAGTCGTGATCGTTTCCAGTGTTTGCTTGTGCGGCTCGAACAAGAAGATCCGCAGCACGGTTCCCTGGTACAGCACGGCCACCGCACCCCATCGGGCCTGCATAATGTCCATCTGTGCCTGCAACTGCACAGGGCCACGGTACAGCGCTGGCATTTCCTCGGGCGACACAGCGGTTAGCTTGGCCTCAAGCACGCCATAGCCGTCAAGCATGATCTCATCCTGGCCGACCACGATAATGCCTGCGTCCATGTCGGTGCGGATCTTCTGGCCACGGCCATGCGCCCAACCGTCCAGGCTGCAGGCCAGCGGTAGTGTCTTATGGAAGAAGGCCGAGTCAAACTCGGTCGAGAGCTCGAGCAGCTCGAGGCGCTTGGCTGTTTCTTGCAGGATCAGGCGCTCGATGCGGTCGCCCCATGCCATCGCTTCGTTCTGTTTGTCTTCGCGTGGCAGGCCTTTGCTGGCATTGATGCTGTACTGGAGCTCATCATTGGGTGTCTGGTAACGAGACAGCCCGAGCAGCGCTGGCAGGCGGCTGGCGCTCATCATGTAGTCTGGTGTTAATTTTCCGCTCATTTGTTAATCTCCCTTATTTGTTTTTCAATAGCGCGTGCAAATTCCATTTGCTTCTCATCACTGCAATAGTTTTGCAAAGTAATTTTTGAGTTCCTTATTACCTCTTGAATTTGCTCATCCGATATTTTTTTCCATCTTAGATTTTGTTTTGCCTCTTTAAATTCATCCTCGGTAATAAATTCTATTTCGTCAAATTTGGCCAATGTCTCCTCAAGTTGTCTTTTTAGTTCCATGAATTGTGGTTTTTGCTCTTCGTGAATTGCATGGCGACCAGGCAAATGCAGCCAATGATCGTCAAACATGACGTTAAAAATGCTCTCAATTGTAAAAAACAGCCCTAGCTCTTCAAAGTTTTTTGATGTATGCCAATCATATGGAACCTCATCATCCTCATTGTTTACATACAAAAACAATTCGAGCTTGTTTTCGTTGTACCTAAAATGAACTAACGAATCTTTTATTTCTTTCATTCTTATTTCTCCTGAGTCAATTTATAAACACGCACCACGCGAGCGTGGGCGGCTTTGTGAGCGGCTTCTGTGTAGCCGATTGCTATGAATTTTTTACCCCGGAAAACGGCACCCAGGACTGATGGGTGCAGCTCCGCAGGCAGGTCAATGGCGGCTCGGACATCGTTGATAGACACCGAGCCCTGCTGCCTGCAGATTTGCGTTGCGATTTCCCGGCACTGAGCCAGGAAGTCTGCGTCGCGTTGCTCAAACAGTGCCAGCTGGGCATCGCGCAGGATCTGGCCGGTGATCATATGACACCCGCCACAAAAAACATGGCCATCACGATAAAGATCCCGAGCAGGAAGCCGTTGAAGAAATCGTCGTTCATGCTGCACCCCGCTGAAGAAGGTTAGAGACTTGGGCAGCGCCCCAGGTACGGCCACCGCGAGCGGTCTGCACGCCGCGAGCTGTCAGTGCTGCTGCGATTGAGCGCAGGCTGGTGATGCCTGCACGCTGCAGGTCGGCGATGATGGGCATCATGCGAGCTGCGAATGCGTCAGCATTGGCACGGCCAGCGGCTGCACCGGATTCTGCTGCTGCCTGTGGGTTTGGGTTACCGAGTTTGACACCGCGAGCCTTGGCTGCCTGCAGTGCTGCCTTGGTACGGCGGCTGATTTCTTCGCGCTCATGCTGGGCGACCACAGCGCGGATACCGAACTCAAGCGTACCAGCGTGCGGCATGTCGGCTGCAACGATCTGCACGCCAGAGTCACGCAAGGTCAGCAGGAACGCTGCCTGGCGTGACAGTCGGTCGATCTTGGCAATCAGCAGAGCTGCGCCAGTGGCTTTGCACATGGCGATGGCAGCGGCCAGCTGTGGCCGGTCATCGTGCTTGCCTGATTCGATCTCGGTGAATGAATGAATGATGCCGTCGGCGTAGGCTTTGACTGCTGCCTGCTGGGCTTCGAGGCCGAGGCCAGATTGGCCCTGGCGCTCAGTGGAAACTCGGAAGTAGGCGACGTAGGAGGTCATGATTATGCCTCCGCTTTAGAGATCAAGCCGTAGCTGACCAAAGTTTCGAGCAGCGAATTGGCGCGAACGCGCTCTGAACCGTTATAAGTGCGGGCAATGCACAATTTGCATTGTGCGACTACTGCCTGCAGATAATCGCCTGGGGTGCCACGGCGAAACGCTTGGGCTGCGCGGCAAGCAAAGTCTTGATTGCCTGGTACGGAAAGCACCTCGGTGATGGTGCCTGCTAGAACGATCCAGTTTTCTTGATTGATTGTGCGAGTACTCATGTTTTGCGCTCCTGTATCTCGGTGGCGTTGCGGTCTTGAGTGACCGTAGACAGAGACTCTCATATATCGGCGAGATATGTCAACACCCCAAACCAAAATAATTTTAGGTGCTGTCAAATTGGCAAGCGTTGACGGCGTTACGGTCTTGGAATTATATTCGGGCGATATACAAGGGGGTGTTATGAAGCAAGGCAAGATGTTTTTAATGCGTATGCGGCCAGAGGTAAGGCAGCTGCTAGACCAGGCGGCTGCAGAACAGCGTCGCACCAGGGTGTCGATCCTGGAAGAGCTGATACTGGAAGCCTACGGCAAGCGCTACCAGAGCACGCAGGATCGGCTGAACAAGCTGCTAGGTGGCGCATGAACGGTCGCGGCAAGCGGAACAAGGGTGCTGCAGGCGAGCGTGAGCTGGCCAAGCTGTTGACTGACGAGCTCGGGTTCGTGGTCAAGCGCAACCTGGGGCAGGCCAGAGATGGTGCGGATGACATCACGATCCAGCACTTCAGGCTAGAGGTAAAGCGGCAGGAACGGTTGCAGATTGATGCCTGGTCGCAACAGGTCGAGGCTTGTGCGCAGCCGCATGAGGTGCCGGTGGTAGTCTACCGGCGCAACGGCCAGCCCTGGCGTGTCTGTCTTTTATTGGATGACTTTATACCTATGCTGAGAGATCAATTGGAGGGAAACAATGCAAACGAAACTGAAGCTAGCTGATGACATGCCAGCAAAGAAGCAAAAGAAACGCGATGACACGCCAAGCGTCTACAACCCTGACTTCAAATACAAGCCAGCGGGTACCGCGATGGACTTAGCCGCGAAGTTCAAGCGCATCCAGCGCGAGCAGGCCAAGGCTGCGAAGGCAAACAAGGTGAGGCGCGTCAAATGATCCGACTGTGGCGAGCGTTTCGGATGTGGCGTTACTCC